AATGGGGAGCGTCTGGATATTTGGCGAAAGGCGGGGGGATGGCGTGGGGGCAGCTCCACCACCCCTAATCCCTACCAATTCACTAGGAATAAGGGACACAGACAATAACGCCCACTAACCGACATATCCCTATAAACCGCGAGAGACGCGTCACAGAGCCGATAACCGCCTAATCGCTGCATATCTAGCAGAGAGCCATTAGCGCCATCACACGCCATCCCTAGGCGCCACAGCTTGGTCTTTATCAGTCTGTAAGAGGGGCGCGATTGACCAGGTCGAAAACCACCACAAACGGACACCGACATTTGTCACGGACATATCACTACGTGATATATGTCCGTAAATGTCCAAGCTATGAAATGTCGGACATTTACGCCCATCAACGCCCATCAACGGACATTAGCGGACACAATGGCCTATCCAAGGTTAAGTACCAATGGACATTAGCGACTTAGGATAGTGTCCGATCACGCTTCCGTGATCGACTGAAAAAACGTGTTTACAGAGACAAAAACACACACCATAAGGGGGTTACTGAAACGCAACAAAGGGGCTTCGCTATGACTGACATCGCCGCACATATCTCTAAGTCTTACGACCTAACCAAGTTCATGGCCCGCAACGCTGATTGCGTTGGCCAGACCCTTAGCTTCCGCTTTTATGAGCATCCTACCATGGGCGATGAAGCCCCGCTGATTATCAGCAATGGCAAGGAATGCGGTCTGTCTCACTATTGGGAAGTTCCATCCATCGAGGAAATGGGCTTCAGCTTCGCAAACGCCTAGCCTCTAACCATACCGCTTCATTATGGGGCGGTATCATTAGACCCTAGCAATCTCACAAACGATGCAAACGAAGGAAACTCAGATCATGGCTATTCAATTTGACCGCCTTTTATCAGTCGATAGCGCCAAGGCCGAAAAGGCTACAAAGTATGGCTATCTCAATGGCATTCACTACATGGCACCATATAGCACCGCAGGCGTCGGCAACCTCTGCGTCAATGCCACAGCGGGATGCATGGCCTTATGTCTCGGCAAGTACTCTGGCCAAGCCTCAATGGTCGCTGATTTAGAAAACGGTACAAATAGCGTGCGCGAAAGTCGCATAGCCAAGGCGCGCATGTTTATGTCAGACCGCGAGACATACTTGCGCCACCTAGAACGTCAAATCGTTAAGCTAGTCGCCAAGGCCGCCAAGGCAGGCTTGAAGCCTTGCGTTAGGCTCAATGGTTCAACTGACATTGCGTTTGAGAATATGCGCTATGGGCCAGACCGCCTAAGCCTTTTGGACCGCTTTCCAGACGTTCAATTTGTTGATTACACCAAGATTGCGTCACGCCTAGCCAAAACACCTAGCAACCTTAGCCTTACGTTCTCTCGCGCTGAAAACAATGACGCGGCCTGTCTGACCGCCCTAGGCCAAGGTCACAATGTTGCAGTCGTCTTTGGTGGCGAATTGCCTGCTACATGGCATGGCTACCCCGTCATCAATGGCGATTTGCATGATTTGCGTCACCTAGATCCTAAGGGTTGCGTCATTGGCCTAACGCCCAAAGGATCACGCGCTAAAGCCGATATGTCCGGATTCGTTTTGCGCGACTATGCGCCTATGGCAATTGCCGCCTAGCATCTATAGGACGCTAGGGCTTGCCCCTAGCTTCCAATTAGACCCTAGCAACTAAGCAAACGGAACCAGACCATGATTCTTAACAAGAACCTCTGCAAAGCCCATGAGCGCATTGCCACAATGAACGCTTGCGCCCTTGAGAATTACGGATTTGTCCTACTGGATGACGTTATCGTCTCCAAGACAAACCGCGGATATCTGGAAACCAAGCGGTTAGCCCCGCGCAAGTACAGCCACACCCTCACCGCATATGACAACGCGCCCTTGCGCTTGATCACCGACGCAAACCTTTAAGAGGCCCAACCCAAAGGATCAAATCAAATGAATACTCATCAATCCATTGAAACACGCTACGTAGGACCAACCAACAATCGTGGCTCCCGCGTCATCGCTAGCACGCCTAGCGGAATGCGCTTCACTTGGGCTTGGGATTACAGCCTAGGCATTGAGGGCAACCATCACGGCGCCGCTAAAGCCCTGCAAGGCATGATGCAATGGCCTGAAATTAAGGCCGGAGGCTCAACTAAGGCCGGGTTTGTTTGGCTAACGTCAACGTTAGACGATACCGCGCACAAGCTGCAAACCGCCGCCCCCGATCTTTTGGATATCGTCACAGCCTTTTCCGATTGGTATGACGATTCCGATGGAGACACGACGGATTTAGCTTTGGTTGCCGATAAGGCTCGCGCCGCCATCGCCAAAGCTAAGGGAACCTAACCCATGACCAAAGAAATCCCCCCGACAATTGACCAAATAACCATCGAACAATTGCGATGGCTAGAAGCGGCTTTGGCTTTTAAGCGCAATATGAAACGCAGAAATGAAGAAAACGACCCACACGCAAAGCCTGATCACGAAACCTTGATTAACCCTCGCGCAACCTTTTAGTTATAAACAGAACCACGCAAACACGGAGCAAACACAATGCGAACCACCATAACCCACGCAATCGACTTCGAAGGTCTATCAGTAGAATTTGACGCTGAATATGTCAGAGGCTCAGATGCTCCAATTCAAGACCTTGATCTTGTGTTCATCTGGATGCATGAAAAAGACGAAACGGGCATTTATCGCGCCTATGATCTGATCAAGAATATCAGCCATGAGGCTAAGCTGATCATTGAAAAAAACATCCTGTCTATACCCGGTGTCGAAAAGCGCCTTTGCGATGAAATGGCCGAAATGGGCCATGACCTTTTTCTTGAACCCGACACCTACGTAAAGGAGTATTAAGCCATGACCGACCAAAAATCACACGATCAAGATCAGATCAACCGCGCCATTATGGCCTATGAAACCGCCCGCATGGCGGCACGCCCTAAGCCCAAATTCATCCTTCACATTGACGGGGATCATTTCGCCGCACGCCCCCGCGCAACCTTTGCCGACGTCGTGATTGTCGCGGCCACGGGCGCAGCTTGGTTCGGGTTTCTGTTTAGCTTGTGGGTAATCTTCGCATGAGTTGCCCGCATTGCGTACACCTGCTGCACGAGAACAAGCGACTTGTTGCGTTTATCAAACGCCTAAAAGCCAGGTCGCTACAGTCAACGCCGATCACGCCCCTGAGCCTAAGCTTTACAGTTCAGCAACAGATTATCATTGAGGCCCTGTACGCGGCGCAGGGGGCAGGGGTGACGTCGGCCCTGCTATCCTTCGCCCTCGGCGGTGAATCGTCCAAAGCTAGCGTCCGCGTTCAGATCAACCGCATCCGCTACAAGCTAGGACCGGACACGATTAAGAATCGCTACGGCTCTGGATATTGGCTCACCCCCCTAGGGTTGAGCGTTTGCGCAGAACTCATGGGAGAAAAGAAATGACTATAGAAGAACTCACTTTCGCGGCCTTTCAGCAAGGCCGTGAACAAGGCCGAGAGGAAAGCGCGGTGCAGATCGAGCGGCTGCGGGAGGCGTTGCGCCGTGTCATAGCGGTGTCGGATCGACAAACGGATGATTACGCATTCGCCCGCGCCGCCCTACAGCCCGAGGATAACGACCAATGACTGACCAACAACAATGGGACGCTGCCGCCTCAGAGGCTGGGTATCTGCCCACATCTGAGTATGTCAAAACCTGGGCGACAGTGCGCCATGAATGGGAACAGGCCAACGAGGCCCATATTGCAGCCTGCGACCGCCTAAACGACGCCACAATTAATTATCACATCGCCGTCAACGCATGGCTGAAAGCGAAGAAACATGAAAACGCCTAATTTCGAATGGACGCAGGAGTCCATCGACAAGATTTTACAGATGTACAAACACGGCGACAGCGCCAGCCAGATCGCGACAGCCCTAGGCAATGGCCTGACCCGTAACGCCATCATTGGCAAACTAAACCGCTTGAGAGACAAGGGGCTGCGCCCTGAGTTAACCCTAGGCGTTATTTCGTTTAAGAGGGCGCAGGGCCAAAAGATCAACCGCGTTAATGCAACAAAAATGGCATTGCCTTACCCCGTTAAGCCTATTCTGTTTAAGTTTCCCAAGCCTATACCTAAACCCAAGCCCACGCAGGAGGTTGTTATGGTACGAGAGCCGACCGGAGAACACGCAGCAAACCTTACCTATCTCAGAAGGGGCGGCTGCAAGTGGATCACAGAAGATTTTGAGATGGGTCACGCAGATGACGCGCTAATGTGCGGCGAGATCCGTCAGGACGGATCGTCCTACTGCGCCCATCACAAAAATATGGCGTCGGCTAATCTGCCCGCGTCTCGCATGGAAGCCAGCAACCGAGGCTTAAAACGTCTCGGCGTTTTCTACGGATATTAGTTACCGTCGATCACGGCCTGCCCTCTGAAATATGCCACATTCTTAATGACGCAGCATAGTTCTGGGGGCAGGAGTTCGCCATTCCTAAACGTCAGTACGGCAAAGCCCGACGTGTGCGGGCTGGGGTTATTTTCGGCATAATCAAATTGAGGCCCGTGAGGCTCACTGAGCGTTCCGGTGTCCACGCCCCACCTGTGGCCGTTGTAATCGCCCCACGGCGTCACAATGAGCCTGTGGAGGTGTCCGGTAACAATAGACCGACCGGACTTCATGGCATTGTTGTAAGCCGCATGAACGCCATTATGGTAACGGTGCTTAATCATCGTATGTTCGTTTACGTTTAGGGACCAAGCCATATCCCAAGCTGGGAAGCGGTCTTCAAGCCGCATGATTGTGCCCTCGAACCCCGGCGCGACCGTGCAAAGGGTGCGATCTAGCCGCGCATCATGGTTGCCCACGTTCCAAAACAATTGAGGGCGGGTGCCAGGTGCTGCAAGGACAATCTCGTGCAAGCGTTCATCACAGATTTCTAACTCTTCTTTAACCGACGGCAGTTTGGACCAACCGATAGGCGGGTGACGAGACACGCTGGCCCCGTCGAAGATATCTCCATTGGCGCAAATAACGGCGGGCTTAAGGTCTTTAATCAATTCGAGCAGCGCCATGTTGGCAATCGTTTGATCTTCATCCGGCCAGAAGTGAGCGTCCGAAAAAACTACGATAACGCCATTTTCTAGCCATAGATCATTTTGGCGCTTGTATGCCCGACCAACGTCGGTTTGCCAGCCGTGTTGGCTTCCTTGTCCGGTAGTTTGGGGGTTTGTTTGAAGAAACACCCCCTTATTAGCCATATCGGCACGGCGTCTATAAATATTTCTAACGCTCGTGCCTAAAAATTCTGCTGTTCTTTGGGGGCTTCCCCCAGATTTTTCCCATGCCGCAATTAGGGTTTCTTCAGATATCGTTTTGCTGTTCGCCATCTTCTTTTGCTTTCACTTTTGCATAATGGGCGGCATATCGCTTTGCAATAATTTCGCGCCTGTGCCCGCCTTCCCATAGACGACGCAAGTCGCTGCGGGTATGGCGCTCGATAAGTTCGGGAATTGCGAAAATGCGCTTCTTGACTTGGTAATCGTAAGATCCGACCATCCCCGCATCGACCCAGCCTCCATCACGCAAGGCACGCTTTAGCATGGTGTAAGAGATTTTAATACCCTCTGGCGCTTCCTTGTTAGCCATCTTCAGGCTTTCGCGCAAAGGTGTCCCGATAATGCCGCGCTCAAAGGCACCGACGCGCAGTTGAACTTGGCTCAAGATCCAACTCTCTGCTGTGGTCATGTTGTATGAAATTAGGTCATGCTTGAACTTGGTCATGGGAGGTGCAGCACCGGGATTGAAGGCTTGAACATCGCGATTCCAAAGCCATTTAGCCACAGCCTCATAGCCGCCGGTTTCGTACCAATCCCACATGGCCTTGGAATCGAACTCGCTCATTCGGCCATTGTGTGACCAGACGCAGAACCACCGCCGGTCCTGATTTTCTAACTTGATCGGCACAGCCTCATTGCTGAACGCGATCACGATGGAGCGGTTGAGCATCTCGTAAGGATGCAACCGCTTACGGTGAACTGTAATCATATCGGGCGGTGTTGCGATTACGGGCTTTAGCTTGTTAGCGAAGGCCCGACGCTCACGCGAATCAGGCTCTTTCAATTCGTTGATGATCAAGACCTCACTTTCGAGGTGATATCCCCACGAAGATGATAGGGTTTCATTGCTGGCAAGGCCACGGTTGCGGAGATCTGGACCGCACACCGCATGAATGAACGGTGCCCACATGGTATCCTTGCCGCAACCCTCTACGCCGCCGTGCAGGCAGGCATGGTTGATCTTGCGATGAGGCACTTGCAGCTTGTAGGCCATCATATCCCAAATATGATTGCGCTCGTAATCGTCGGGAACCAACACCTTGCAATGGTCGAGCCAACGCTGCGGATCTTGGGCCTTCTCAGGAATCGGGGGCCGCGTATTCATCCACCTGTTGCCGAAGATCTCGCCGTTGCGGGCCACCAGCACACTTTCGCCAGGTGCATAGGTAATGCCAGCAAGGATCTTGCCGTTCATTGCGTTGCGGTTCTCGTCATAGCAAACGCTAGCCTCGACGCGGCGGTTGTGGTGTATGCTGCGGCAGTTAAGGTGACGGAAAAGAGAGTTAAATGTGCCGCGGGGGATCTCTCGGCGGTCTTGCATGTCAAAGAAACTATCGTCTACAGAGATGTAGGCGAATCGCTCGTACCATTGGCTTTTCTCAATACGGTCGAGCTGCCTGCTTTCAACTTCTTCTAAGATTGTTTTAAGTCTCATCATGCTATCCTTTGCCAAACACCATAGCCAATTTTGTTAACAAGACCGCGCTTAAACATTCCGTCTAAAGCACGCTTTATACCTTTAGTGACGGACGATTCACTGTCGCCCTTGTCGGCCAATTTCTTAATATCGTCCTCACTAACCAAGCCGCCAGTAGCAAGGGCTTTGACACACAAGGCATCATATTTGGAGAACCTGCCGTTACCTTCGCTCACATTTGGCGCAGCCGTGTGACGTGCAACTAGGGACGATATTTCGTCGCCGTCCTCATCGTGGCCCAAAACAGAGCGCGTCATCTCAAAATAGAGATCATCAACCTTGTCGCCGTCTTTCATCTTGTGGACAGACAGGCGAGCGATAGGGCGTTCAGGATCTGGCCGAAACACGCCAAGAATAAAATCAAGGTTGGCCGTGATAGCAGACGAGCCGCGTGGCCGTTCTGCCGCGCTGTGGCCTGTATGGTGGACCACGATAACAGTGCAGTTAAACGCCGCACGGATCTCGGTATTGATCATTCGCAGATAGTCGCCAATGTCACTGGATGAATTTTCGTCACCGTTAAAGGTCTGCGATAGGGTGTCGATCACAACCAGCTTGGGACGCTGTGGCAGGGCAGAGATAGCCGCCTTCATAGCCGCGACCTCTTCAACAGCAGACAGAAGTAAGGGCGTAATGCAGATGTTGATGCTATCATCAGGCACAAGGCCAAACTGGTTATGCCACGCCAACAGACGCCGATAGATGCCGGCCCCGCCTTCAGCCGCAAGATAGGCGATTGCGCCTTTCTTGGTGCGCTTTCCTGCCCATTCCATTTCGTGGACCATGTGCATGGCCAGGTCGATGGCGATAAAGGACTTGTACGTCCCCGACGCGCCAAAGATCATGCCCATGCTGTCTTCTGGCACCAAACCCTTGACCGCCCAACGCACGTTGCGCGTCAGATCGCCCAAAGCCTCCATACCCATGAACAGACCGCCGGGGGCAATCTCTGCAATACGCTCTTCACTAGGCGCATATTTCTGCGCCGAGGCCACCATGCGCGACAGGTCTTGCCCGAAGCGAGCTTCCCAACGAGCGAGATCCGCGCCCGTCTCTGGCCGCGTTGCAAGCATCAATGAGCGCAGGTTATTAACCACCGCGCCGGGAGCCATGCCTGCCGCAATCATCATTGAGGACAGTTTCAGCAGCGGATCGTGATATGACCGCTCATCCATGTTGGTGGTTATGAGGCTTTTATATAGATCAACTGCCGTCAGGCTGGTCTTGTCCAAATCCTTAGCCGCTGAAGGCGCTGCGCGGGTGCCTGAGCGGATCTCTTCAAGGTCTAGGCCGAATGTAGCCACAGCGTCCGCAAGGCTGTAGGTGGCCGTCAGATCGGCTTGTAGAACCGTGGTAGAAAAGACGCCCGTGTCACGCTGTTTAGTGTTGCAGCCTGTCGGGAGACGGCCATATCGAACAATGTTGTTACCGTTACTGTCTGCGCCGATCAGGTTGGCCGCTGCCATGCGCTGCAATACCAAATCAACCAAGCCCGGATCGCGGGCATCCGGATCATCGCGGTCGATCAGCACGCCGACCTGATAATTGCCGGGGGACGTTTCGATTGTGTAAGAGGGATTGCCAAACAATTCGTCGGGCTGTGCATCGTCTGCCAGCAGGACGCAGAGACGGACAAATGCGTCTTTAGATCGACGGCGCTTGTCCGCAGCCATGATGGACACGCAGAAGAAATTGTTATCGTTTACCCGCTTGTCGATAAGGTTTTTCTGACCTGGCGATCCGGTCCAAGCGTTGCCGCCCCAAACAGTCGGTTCCGACTTATTGGGGTCAGAGGCAAAGCTCGTGGTCCAGCCGTAATTGTCCTGTATCGCGCCATAGACGGCGCGAAGGAAATCTGAATTATCCATTGTGTGCCTTAAGGGCGGGGGTGGCCGGACAGGTCGTACACGTCTAGGGCAGGGCAAATGCCAAGGATGTTATCCCAATGCCTCTGAGGGATAACGCCGCCAGTCCCGCCCTGATCGACAGGCGTCAACCAACGGCTGACAGCCGATTGGGTAAGGCCAAGTAAGGACGCTGTGTAGGTTACGTCCCCAATTGTCGTAACCACATTGTATGCCGGTTCGCACCGATATTTAATCTTAGCCATGAGATCCTCTCGTATGATTGTGAAATCCTTGCACAAAACAAAATGTCAAGCAATCCACATAATTTCTAAAAATCATATTGCGTTTTTATGCGGTCTGATATTAGATGGTCAAACTCAAACGGAGCAAACCAAATGACCAACGATGATAACCTACAAGCCTTGGCGATGTTCTGGCTCGCAGCCAAGGGCGAGGAACTGGCGGCAAACCAACGCCGTTTAGATATTGAAGACCAGATCGTCCAGGCTATCAAGCCAAACAAAGACGGCAAGTCCACCTTCAAGCTGGACGGCGGATTGAAGATTTGTATTACCCTCAAGACCAACTTTAAAGCTGACGATATGGTCGCTATTGAGGGCTTGACCGCGTGGTGGGCTGAAGACCTTCAGCCTGTGCGGATCAAGAAGGAACTTAACGAGACGAAGCTAAAGGATCTGAGGGCCTATCGCCCTGACCTTTGGCAGAAGCTCGCCAAATACATTACGTCAAAGGCAGCGAAGCCTTACGTTCAAATCGAAACCGGGGAGGACGAGTAATGGCTTTTGATCTTAAGAGCATTAGCCGCAACGACAACACCGCGCCGCCGCGAATTATGGTTTACGGCGTCGAGGGTATCGGCAAATCCACTTTCGCTGCTGGCGCACCCGACCCAATCTTTATCCTTACCGAGGATGGCTTGGGATCGTTGGACGTCGAGCACTTTCCGATTGCTCATTCACTTGATAACGTCATGGACGCCATTGGAGCACTCTATGCAGAAGACCATCCCTACAAGACGGTGGTGCTTGACAGCTTGGATTGGCTTGAAGCCATCATACACCGTGAGATGGAAGCCAAGCACGACGCCAAAGACCTCGCCTACGGCAAAGGCGCAATGATCGCAGCCCAACAATGGCGCGACGTTCTGGACGGCCTTAATGCCCTGCGGAACGATAAGCAGATGACCGTGATCCTTCTGGCTCACAACACCATTAAGCGGTTTGACAGTCCTGAAGTCGAGCCGTTTGACCGCTACCAGCCGAAGCTGCAAGAGCGCAGCAACGCCGTGGTGCGGGAATGGGCGGACGCCGTTATGTTCGCCAACTACAAGACCATCGTTAAGAAAGACGACGTTGGTTTTAATAAGACCGTGGCTAGGGGCATCTCTAGCGGTGAGCGTATGCTGTTCACCACCGAGCGCCCTGCCTACATGGCCAAGAACCGTTACAATCTGCCCGACAGCATTCCGCTGACTTGGGAAGCCTTTGCAAACGCAATCAAATAGGAACTGAAAACATGGCTACCATCGACTTTGACGTCTCGTCATACGAAGCCCCTAAGAGCAACTTTGACCCTCTGCCACGCGGCGAATATCTCGCCATCGTGACTGAGAGCCAGATGAAGGCCACTAAGTCCGGCACTGGCGAATATCTCGAAATGGTCATCCAGATTGTGGACGGTGAATTCTCCGGTCGCAAGATCTGGGAGCGGCTGAACATCTATAATCCTAATGAGGTAGCCGAGACTATTGCTCGTGCTGCTTTGAAGTCCATTGGCGTAGCTTGCGGTATTACGGGCTTGGATGATACCGACAAGCTGAACGACGTTCCGTTCATTATTGTTCTGGACATCGACCGCAAAGACCCGACACGCAACCGCGTTATGGGCTACAAGACCGCAGGAGCCAAGTCAGCGTTTGTTGCGCGTCCTACGGCTACCAAGGCAGCGCCAGCCGCTGCCAAGCCTTGGGAGCGTAAGTAAGTGACCAAGCCCGATCAGACGACGGGCCAAGCCATATCGGCATGGTACGAGGCCAAACCACAAGACTTTCGCGACCATCTCGGCGCGTCCTTGATCGGGCATTCTTGCAACAGGTATTTATGGCTCACCTTCCGGTGGGCCGTAATGCCGTCTTTTGAAGGGCGCATGTTGCGTCTGTTCAATACCGGCAATCGTGAGGAAATCCGCGTTGCCGAGGAACTGCGCGGCATAGGCGTAGAGCTTTATACGGATGAGGGCGGCAAGCAGATCAGTGTGCGTGACGAATTCGGCCATTTTGGTGGATCCGTTGACGGCATTGGCAAGGGCTTCCCCGAATGTTTTGACGATTGGATGGTTCTTGAATGCAAGACCATGAACGACAAGACATTTGGCAAACTCAAGGACTGGTCCGTCGAAAGCCAGAAGCCTCAGCATTACGCTCAAATGCAAGTCTATATGGGCTTCTTAGATCTGCCCAAGGCCATGTACATTGCCGTCAATAAGAACACAGACGCCGTGTACACGGAGGTTGTGCCTTACCACGAGCCTGCGTTTAGATCGCTGCTAGAGCGGGCCAACACCATCGTCAACGCCAAGCAGGCCCCGCTGAAGCTGAGCGATGACCCGTCATATTGGGAATGCAAGTTCTGCGATATGTACAATTTGTGCCATCAAGAAGCTGTTGCCGAGGTTAACTGCCGCACTTGCGCACATTCGACGCCCGTGGCTGACGGAAAATGGCGCTGCGAGTTGTCGGAAAAATTCCTTACTTCTGCGGCGCAGCGTAAGGGTTGCGACCAGCATTTGCTTATACCCGATTTCGTACCCAATGCTGACCCGATTGACGCTGGCGTCAATTTTATTGAGTACAAGCACCGAGAGACGGGCGAGACGTTCGTACATGGTAATAAGGCCATGCCGCCTAAGCAGAGCCTAGCCCAGCGCAAACAGGCCATGAAGGGCCAGGGGTCTAACAATGGAGTACCATTCGATGACGCTTGCCCATTCTAAGCCCATCATAGGAATTGACCCCGGCCTTGGCGGCGCTTTGGCGCTGCTGCACGACGGAGAGTTAGAGATCCACGATATGCCGACGATCCAAGACGGCACCAAGCGCAGGGTCGATCACGCTCAATTAGCCGTCATCCTTGACCTGTGGGCCAAGCACCAAGGCATCACTTGCGTCATAGAGAAGGTGGCGTCCATGCCGGGGAACGGCCATGCCGGCGCATTTACCTTTGGCCGCGCTGCTGGTGTGGTTATTGGTGCCGTGGCGGCTAACTTCATCCCTATAGTGGAAGTGACGCCACAAGTGTGGAAGCGCAAGACGCAGACGCCGACCGATAAGGATGGGGCACGTCTCAGGGCTTCAGAACTATTCCCGCGCTATGCCAGCCAGTGGTCGTTAAAGAAACACGACGGGCGAGCAGAAGCGGCGATTATCGCCTATTATCACCGCAAATATGGAGGAGAAAGTGTCGAAGATTGAATTGATGGCCCACGATCTGTATGACCAGTTGAGAAAGATTCGCAAGTATCCCCGCTTTCAAGCGGTGCGGTCATACCAAGATGATTTCGTTTTTATCAACTCGCACAATGACGACAACGAAACGTACATCAAGCGGATCATTGAGACGGTGCAAGATTGGCCGGATGAGATTTTGTTCTATGAACCTGGCCGACCTGTTGATTCTCATTATGTGTTAGAGAACTACCGCAACGTCATGGTCAGGCACGCTTCATTTTATGAAGAGCCGGATCTTAACATGCGCTTGGTGATCGTCGGACGCCCCCGCATTACCAGAGGCTATGGCCTCAATGTGGCCAAGATTTTACAACCAGCCTATGCCGCGTAGCGCAGTCTTGGTAGGCGCTGATCACTGAAACCTCCCACGTCAGCCGGTCAGGATCAATGGCCGGCTGGGGTGGGTTTGGAAGTGCTGGACACGGCGCTGCTAGGTTCGCCGGTAGAGACATTGGCGTCACGGACACTGTTGACGAGCAGGCTGTACATAGGGTCAGGCAAAGCGCACTCAGCAGAAACAGCGGGAGCATCGCGGTAAAATTCTTTAATCGTGTTGGTGCGTTGAATATTAATACTGGAAACACGCCTGCGCTCCTCTTCATATTGTGCTGACAAGACATCAATCTGCCCCTGCATGACTATGCGCCGCCCCTCTGCGGCTTTGTACGCCTTGGCGGCAGCAGACTTGGCCGAACCGTCGCGGATGGCGTAGCCATTGGCGCAGCCAAAAACAAAAACGGCGACTAGCGCCCCTAGCATATATGGCAGCGGAATCATTGACTGATATCTCCGTCAGGAATCATTGCCGCGATTGCCCCAACAGCCATTGACACATAGGACCACGGCGCGATTAGGGCGGATGCTGCTGCAACGCTGGTGCCGATCAGCAGCCAGGTCGATCTTTCGCTAAGGCGAGCCTTGATGAATTTAAGCATCTTTCACCGGATCTGGATAGGTTGCATGGGGAAGTTGAATGTGTGGGGCGTCCTTAAAGGTCTTCCAATCGTAGCCAAACTCGACCTTGACCTTGACGTCCTTAGCGGCCTGTTTGAAGGCCGCGATGAGCCGATCATACAAAGGCCAGTCCCAGCGGATAGAACCCGCCACAAGCGGTGCTACGTCCACGGCGAAGCCATGTATGTGCCGAGACTTCATAGTCTTGGACGCGCCCGACGCAAACAGTTCCTGTTGGCGCTTGATGGTACGCAGACCCTCTATGACCGTGAAGTCGAGCGGCGAGATTTCAAGCGCCCGCATGACGACCTTGACCAGATCAGGATAAACGCCGGTCAGGTTAAGGCTGGAGCGTTGGCTAAGATGAAAGGTCATGTGTTTATGACACCCTTACCGGCCACAAGAAGCAGCATACCCACGACGACAACGCCGATAAACCAGAAGACCTTTTCGGCCACAGATCGACCGATCTGCTCGTAGACCTTGACGATGGCTTTCTGGGCGGCGCGTTCCGCGATGGCATCTACCTCTAAATCTGTCAGTTTATCGGGCATGGTACGCACTCACTTAAGTAAAGCGTTATTGGAAGAATTACGTTTGTCTTTCGACTTCGCGGTAGCCACACCGGTAGCCGTGCGAATTTGCGTGCGACCTTGTGTGGTGGTGACGGGTGCGCGGGCGTTACCGGCTCGCATAGTTTTTGCTAGGTTAAGCGCTTGCTGTTCAGCGGCGGAACCTCGTAGGGCATTGACGACTTGCCCACCCGCAAGGCTTGCCAAGCCGGTAGCCGCACCAATCATTGCGCCTGTAGGGCCTTGCATCGCAGAACCAAAGATAACGGGCAAGATATTAGCTAACTGCGCCTTACCGCCAAACCCAAGACTACTGATATATTTGGATAGTTCAGCGCCGGATGTTTTAGCTGCCATACGCTTGATAAGTTCTTGCTCATCAGGTGAGAAAACACGAAGCCGTTTTTGATTGTTAGCCAACGATGCAAATTGAGTGCGAATAGCGTCTGCCGTATCGGCGCTGCTTGTTTTTGCGCGTTCAATAATTCGGCCTATTTCTTTCGATTTGCTAAGTTTGGCCCAGCTTTCGATTGCTGATTTAAACACAGGGCCAACATCACGTGCTGCTACTTGATCTGACAATGTTGCATTTGTGGCATCTGAAACAAAATTGGTCAGCGCCGTCGCGATTTCACCAGCTTGTTTTCGAACAGCAGGGAGCGGGCTTGACCGCGCTATGTTAAGGTTTTCCCTTAGCGACTGTAAATTAGGGAAAGTCAGCGGTTGGTTGACCGCATCTCTAAACTCTTGAAGCGCTTCTTTAATGGGCGCCAACGCGCTCGTATTAGGCCGGAAACCAATATCCTTTAGATCGTTTTCTAGGTTGTCTACAAAACTGGTAAACTTGGATGGGTCATAAGAAATCCCTGCGTCTTCAGACGTTTTAAAGTCCTTTTTCGCGCTTGCCTCTAGCGCCTTTTCAGACGGTGTGCCGGGAAGGAAACCCTTACCTTGACGGATATTTTCCAAGTTTGCTGCAATGCGCCCGCCAGCGGACCCTATACCGCGCACGGCGTTTTCAGCCGCAGCACCAAGACCGCCTGCGCCAAGACCACCCAAAACGCTAGCACCAGTAAGCGCAAGGGGATTTGTAACGCCCATGTCCTGCGCGAGTTGGTTGGTACCTGTGGCACCCGCCGCTGACGTAGCCTGCATAAGCGGGTATTTGGATAGTTCCCGCAAGGTATTCTGAACTACGGGGTTTTCAAACACCGGGGCCATAGCACCCAAAAACTTAGCTTGACCTGCCGCGCCTGCGCCAGCCTCTAGCGAAGTTCCAAAAATACGTTGCGCCTGCGTCTGAGGGTGATGCCCAATACCTATATTTTCAAGACCAGTTTGGATCATTTCTGATCCGGTAGGGGTGCGTTCGCCGCCAAATAACGGCCTAGCCAAATTGTACCCGGTCGTTGTTAAGTCTGTGAGGCCAAGCGCGCCCATCCCCGCTATTGCGCCTGGAACTGCGCCAATACCCGCAGTAGGAAGCCCCCCTACAGCGGCCCCCATTGTGGCAGCGGTTCCATAGGGCGCAAGCGCTCGCGTGGCTACGCCGCCCCACTGCGCCGCGAGCGGCCAGCCGGATGAGGGCTGCTGGGATACGATACCCAACTCATCAGACATTGGCTCTTGCGAGACTATACCGAGCGGAGCAGAAGCCATTACCGAACCCTTGTAACGTTGCCTTGGGCGTCTTTAGACCAT